GAGGCGCAACCTTGGTCGCCTCGTTAACGGACTACACGCGGTATCGGGATTACAGCCAGTTCCAGTCGGACAACCCCGACACGGACTTGAACGGCGCTGACCTGGATACCGATTTCGACCGGATCAAGACATCGATCGACACGGCGAATGACGCGATTGCGGAGATTCGTCGGTCTGACGGCGAGTTGGCGAACGCCAGCGTCGGCCCTGACCAGTTGACGACGGCGTTGACGGCGATGCTGGGGGATTGGACCCCCAGGGGCGATTGGGTGACGGCGACGAGCTACGCCGTCAAGGATCTGGTCCGCGAGAGCAACAAGGTCTACGTCGGCGTGACGGCGCATACGTCGGGTGTGTTTGCGACGGACCTGTCTGCCGGCAAGTGGATGCTGATCGGGCCGGCGACCAATGCCTCGAGCGTGGCGAACACGCCGGCGGGGTCGATCGCGGCGACGACGGTGCAGGCGGCGATTGACGAGCTGGACGCCGAGAAGCAGCCGCTGGACGCGGAGCTGACGGCGATCGCCGGGCTCACATCGGTGGCCGATCGGCTGCCATACTTTACGGGGTCTGGGACGGCTGCGCTGGCGACGTTCACGGCTGCTGGCCGGGCTATTCTGGACGACGCCAATGCCGCTGCCCAGCTGGTAACGCTGGGTGCGTTGCCGCTGGCCGGCGGGACGATGACGGGCGCGATCGTGCTGCCTGGCAATCCGGCGTCTGCCTTGCAGGCCGCTCCCAAGCAATACGTGGATGCGGTGGCGGGCTCGGCGTCGGCGGGTCGTGCGGGTGGGCGGTTGACGCTCGAGAGCGGCGTGTCTGTCTCGACATCCGATCAGACGGCCAAGACGACGCTGTACTACGCCTTCCACGAGAGCAACCTGGTGCCGATCTACGACGGCTCGACGTGGACATCCAACGTGTTCACGGAGCTGTCGCTGGCGCTGGACAACGATTCCGGCCACACGGGTTACCAGCAGAGCGGCTTCAACTTCGATGTTTTTGTCTACAGCGCATCGGGGACGTTGCGGCTGGCGACGGGTCCGGCGTGGACGAACGACACGACGCGCTCGGCGGCGATTTCGCGGGTGTCTGGCCGGTACGTGAACACGGCGTCGATCACGCTGCGGTATGGCTCGGGGTCTGGCGACACGGCGACGGTGGCGGCGAATTTGGCGACGTATGTCGGAACAATCCGCGCGTCAGCGAACGGCCAGACGGAAGACAGCCTGGCGAAGCGGTTTGTGTGGAACGCCTACAACCGCGTGCCGCGGGCGATGCAGGTGCATGAAGCAACCAACTCGTGGGCGTATTCGACGGGGGCGTGGCAGCAGGCGAACGCTTCGACAGCCAACCAACTGGCGATGGTGCGCGGGCTGAATGAAGACGTGGCGTCGGCCGATGTGCTGGCGATCTGTTCCAGCAGCACATCGACTGGACGACAGGTTGTTGTCGGCATCGGTGTGTCGTCGGTTTCCACGCCATCTGGTGTGCGTGGTATCAATACGGTCAACAGTGATGGCAATCGATCTGTAGCGGCGAGCTACGTTGGTTGTCCTGGGCTGGGCTACCAGTACCTTGCGTGGATCGAGTACGGCGCTGGTACCGACACGCAAACGTGGCTGGGTGATAACAACGGGGCGGTTGTCCAGAGTGGAATCACAGGAAGGGTCTTGACGTGAGCGAATTTGCTCTCCTTGACCTGCCTGGGGTGGCATTAACCGGCACGTATGCCAACGCGGCGTCGGAGCGGCGATCCTACGACCCGTGGGCCGATCACTTGAGCGGCGGTGTTTTGCCGTTGGGCTACGCGCGGCTTCCCGACGAGTTCACGATTTCCGAGATTCTTTTGTCGCTTCAGGCGCCGTGGGTGACGCCGGCCGATTTCTATGGGCGCGTGGCGTTTGCCATTGATCCTGACGGATATTTCAGTCGGGAAATGGATTGGACGCTTGATTCGGCGAGGCTGTCGATGCCGCTCGATCAAGCCTTGGCTGTTATTGAAGATGGCTGGCCGCGTCAGCTTCGGCCGCTTGGCGTCGTTGAGGTGTGGCCGGGTGCGGTTTCTGGTCGCGACGTGCCATTTATCGCCGTCAAGCCGTCGCTTGTGGGGCCGGTTACAATCCGTCGCAGCGAGGGGGCGCGCATCCTTGTTTGCCCCGAGCCAAACGGCGTTGATATTTCAGCCTCGGCGTTTGGCGGATTTTGCGTGTTTGGTGCTCCGCTGATCCCGATGCCGCTTGGCCGGTTTCCGCTCGACGTGGGTGTGATTCACGCCATGCCGTTGAACGGATCGGTGCCGGCCGGTGCGCCGCCGTGCTACCGCAGCGTAATTCCCAACACGGCGACGGGCGGCCGGATTGAGATACATTTCTCGGCCGGAATCCACGGTCTGTCGCTGGCGCACGCTTCGGTCGGTGTACAGGCATCGCCCGGATCGCCGCACATGGCCGCCACGCCGGTTCAACTGTCATTCAGCGGGGCCGCCGGCCTCAACCTTGCGCCCAATCAACACGCATGGGGCACGGCAGATGTGGCGGTCGACGGCAGGCCGATCATCGTAGATATGAATTTCGGTGGCGGTCCTTACGGCTGGGCCTACAAGAACCGCGCCGCACCGCCCATCGTGACCTACTACAGCGGATCGGCGAGCTATAGCGGCGCGACCATGGGACCGACTGCCGGAGTGCAGCACGGCCGGATCCACGGCTTCGACTGCGTGAAGGTGCTGCCGTGATTTTGGCCTGCTGATGGCCGCCCCGAAGAACGGCGTCCGCGCGAAATATAGTTCAGTCCTTCCGTGGTCGAGGCACGTTAATATGCAAATGATGGTGGTGGCCTGATGTGTGGCGGTGGCGGTGGCGGTGGTGGCGGTGATGGTGCCGACGCCAACGGAAATGGGGTGGGCGTGGACGCGGGTGCGCCGGCTGGTGGCGATCCCAATGGCAGCCCCGGCGCGGTAGCCGGTCCCGCCGAGGGCGGTGGCGGCTATTACCATGCCAATCCGGTGTTCATTCCGCCGGCGATGAGCGCGGTTTCGCAGACGCCTGACATGACAGGGCAGGCGACTTCGGCGCCATCGGGGCCGCGGCGACTGATCCAGGCGCGGCCGGGGCCTGATCTGTTTTCAGACGACCAGGAATACATCAGGAGTCAGGCGCCGACGATGGTGGGATCTTCTCCCGTGGCGCGGGCTGTTTCGTCGGCTTGGGGCTAGGCGTTGGCCGCCGCCAAGAAGCGAATCGAGCGCGACGAGCACGAACGGCTCGGCCTGACGCTGAATCGGGCGATCGCGGCGAAGCGGGCGGCCGATTCGCTGATCGATTTCACGCGATTCATGATGCCGGACCCGGCCGACATGGAAAACCCGGAGATGTCGCGGTACCTGCCGGCGGCGCATCATCGGTTGATCGCGGAAAACCTCGAAAAAGTCGATAAAGGCGAGATTCTGAGGCTGATTATCACGATGCCGCCGCGCCATGGGAAGTCGCAGCTGGCGTCGGCGATGTTTCCGGCGTGGTTTGCCGGCCGGGATCCGTATCGCGAGGTGATTTTCGCCACCTATAACCAGGACTTCGCCGAGGACTTCGGCCGCAAGGTGCGCGACGTGGTGATGTCGGACCAGTTCACCGACGTTTTCCCGAATGTGTACCTGAAACGCGATTCCAAGGCGGCTGATCGGCTTCAGACGACGGATGGCGGCTCGCTTTTCTTCGCCGGCGTCGGTGGTGCGATCACGGGTCGCGGCGCGGACCTGTTCGTCATCGACGATCCCTTCAAGAACCGTGAAGACGCCGAGTCGGCGACCAACCGCAACAACGTGTGGAACTGGTTTACGTCGACCGCCTACACCCGGTTGCTGCCGGGCGGCCGGATCGTGATCATTCTGACGCGCTGGCATGAGGATGACCTGGTCGGGCGTATTTTCAACCCCGACTACGTCGATCCCGAAGAAGCCAAGACGTGGAAGGTGTTGTCGCTGCCAGCCATCAAGGATGGCCAGGCGTTGTGGCCTGAGCGGTACCCGATCGAAACGCTCAATTCGATCCGCCGGACGATCGGTTCGCGCGACTGGTCGGCGCTCTACATGCAGACGCCGACGCCGGATGACGGCCAGTACTTCTTGAGATCGTATTTCAAGCCCTACCAGCCAGGCGAGCTGCCGCGGTTGAGCGAGATGAACATTTACGCCGCGTCGGACCACGCTGTCGGCACCCAGCAGCAGAACGACGCTTCGGTGCTGGGGTGCGTGGGCGTGGATGCCCAGGGCGACGTGTGGATCCTGCCTGACGTGGCGTGGGGGCGGTTCGCGGCCGATCAGCAGGTTGAGGCGTTCCTGGATCAGCTCGAGCGCAACAAGCCGATCTTCTGGTGGGCTGAGAAAGGCCATATCAGCCAGTCGATTGGTCCGTTTCTGCGCGAGAGGATGCGTGAGGAGCAGATTTACGGCGTGATCGACGAGCGGACGCCGGCGAAAGACAAGCTGACGCGCGCCCGGTCGATCATGGCGCGTGCAGCGATGCGACCGATCCGGGTGCCGACCTTCGTTGGCTGGTGGCCGGACGCGCTCGAGCAGCTTTTGAAGTTTCCCAACGCCAAGCATGACGATTTCGTCGACTGGCTGGCGTGGATCGGTATCGGGCTCGACAGCGTGGCGCGCGCGACGCCGAAAAAGACTGTTTCGACCAGGGAATATCGCGTCGGCAGCGCGCCATGGGTGATCGCCCAGGGCCGGCGCGACCATAACGTCATTCAGATGCGAAAGAGGACCGCCGGATGGTAGGCGAGACGGAAATGGCTTCCCCCGAGGGCGAGCCCAAGCCATTCGTCACCCAGGACGACGCGAAGGCGCAGGCGGACCACCGTCGTGAGATGGTCGGCAAGATCATCAAGGACGTGAAGCGCTGGAAGGCGCATCACGAAGCCGCCTTCAAGCGCATGAAGCGCGACGTGGCGTTCGTCAAGAACAAGGACGGCGCACAGTGGAAGGGTGTCGACGGTGTGTCGGGCGACCGGGATGCCTACGTCGCCAACATCACCCTGAGGGCGATCAAGCACAAGGTTGACAGCCTGTACGCGCGCAATCCCAAGGTCCGCGCCAAGCGCCGGCCGATGGTCGACTACGTGCTGTGGGATGGCCGCCCGGAAACCCTGATGACGGCGCAGAACACCGTTATGATGGGGATGCAGGCCATGCAGGCGATGGCCGGGTCCGCGGTGACGGGGCTGCCGATGCCGCCGATGGGTGCGCCGCCGGGGCCGCCTGGTGCGCCTCCAATGGGGCATAATGGCGGGCCGCCGATGCCGATGGGTCCGATGATGGACCCGATGACGGCCATGTCGATCGTCCAGGAAGCCGTCCAGGTCCGCCAGCGGCGCGACACGATCGACCGGATCGGCAAGACGGCCGAGATCATGTTCCAGTACTACCTCGACACGTCGCAGCCGCGCTTCAAGACGCGGATGAAGCAGGCCGTGCGCCGCGCCGCGACGGCGAAGGTGGCGTGGATCAAGATGGATTTCGAGCGTGCCTACGATGGTTTCCGACCGGAAACCACGGGGCGGATCGCCGATCTACAGACGCGCGTGAAGGAAGCGCAGCGGATGTTGGGCGACGTTGAGGCCGGCAATACGCAGGCCGGCAGCGCCGAGATCGAAATGCTGATGCAGCAATTGAACCAGCTGCAATCCGAGCCGGACGCGCTGGTGCGCGAGGGGTTGGTTTTCGACTTCCCCGACGCATGGGATGTCATCCCCGATGACGAGTGCAAGAACCTGGTCGGCCTGGTGGGCTGCCAGCGGTTGGCGCACGAGTTCGAGTCGACGGTGTCCGGCATCAAACGGGACTTCGGCATCGACCTGGGCAAGAATTACACGGCCTACGAGTCGGCGACGCCCGGCCGCAGTTCGTCACTGTCCGGCGAGCCCGACGACGGCACCGATTGCAAGGTCAAGTATTGGGAGGTCTACGACAGCGTCGCCGGCATGGTCTACTTCGTGTGCGACGGCTACCCGGACTTCCTGCGGGAGCCGGGGCCGCCGCGGGTGGAGGTGCAGCGCTTCTTCCCCTACTACGCGATCGTGCTGAACGAGGTCGAGAACGACGGCGACCTGTATCCGCCCTCGGATGTCGAGCTGATCGAGCACCAGCAGCGCGAGTTGAACCGTTCGCGCGAGGCGCTGCGCCAGCACCGTATCGCCGCCCAGCCGGGCCATGTGACCGGCAAGGACAAGTTCAGCGAGGATGACATCAACCGGCTGCGGAACCGCGCGGCGCACGATGTCGTCCAGTTGCAAGCGATGATGGCGACGCAGAAGGCGTCCGACCTGATCCAGCCGATTCCGACCAGCCCGATCGACCCGAACCTGTACCAGGATGCGCCGATCATGCAGGATTTCCTGCGTGTGACTGGCGCTCAGGACGCGAACTTGGGGCCGACAAGCAACAGCACGGCGACCGAGGCCGGCATCGCCGAGAGTTCGCGCTCGCAGTCCGTCTCGAGCAACATCGACGACATCGACTCGGTGTTGAGCGACCTGGCGCGCGACGGGACTGCGGTGATGCTGAAAGAGGTGTCGCCCGAGATGGCGAAGCGCATCGCCGGCGTTGGGGCCATCTGGCCGCAGGGCGACGGCGCCGACATCGCCATGGAAATGGTGCTCGAGGTGGTGGCCGGTTCGTCCGGCAAGCCCAACCGCGCTCAGGAGACGGCGGCTTTCGAGCGGGTGGCGCCGATCGCCATGCAGATCCCCGGCATCAACCCGGAATGGTGGGCGCGCAAGTCGGTGCAGTTGATCGACGAGGCGGCCGATCTCGACGACGCCTTGCTGGACAAGGTGCCGTCGATCATCGCGCTCAACACGATGTTCAAGGGGCCGGCTGGCGGTGGCGTGACCGGCAATGCCGGGGCGCAGCCGACCGGCGATCCGCGCAGCGATCCGATGGCCCAGGGCGGCGCCGGCGGCATGAACATGCCGATGGGCATGGGTGTGCCGGGCGGTCCCCAGGCCGGGATGCCGGCGCCGGGTGACGGCACGGGCCTGCCGGCGGGGTCTTTTGGCGCCTAGAGTGTTGACAGTGTAGTTCACCAGCCCGTTGCGAATGTAGATAATGCGATCAGTGTCAAGAGGGATTGGAGGACGCTAAATGACGGTGGAGTCGTCTCCCGCCGAAACCACGAGCGACGTGGTCGAGCAACCCGGAGTCAACGCCGGCGAGCCCGAGGTCGCAAGAACGGACGTACAGACCGAAGCGTCGTCCACTTCGGAAGATTCAGGCGCTAAGACGCCGGCGACGCCCCTGGACGCGGTGAAAGCCGCGTTGAAGACGGACACGTCGGCCGCGGAATCGCCGCCCGCGAAAAACGGTGACGGTCAGGCGAAAGCCGAAGCCAAGCCGGGCGACAAGCCCGTCGAGGCGGCGGAAGACACCGACAAGAACCTGCCTTTCCACAATCATCCGCGCTGGAAGGAAGTCACTTCCGCCAAGAAGGCCCTCGAGGGCCAACTGGCTGAACTGTCTCCCAAGGCCAAGCGCATGGATGTGCTCGACGGGATGTTCCGGGAAACCGGGCTGTCCCCCGACGATGTTGGACCGCTTTTCGATGGCGGCGCGCTCCTGAAACGGGCGGGCGTTACGGGTATGGAAGTCGCTGACCTGATGAAGGTCGGTGCGGCTCTCAAGCTCGGCGACCGCGAGCTGGCGAAGCAGATCGCCGGCCCCCGCTTCGAGGCTCTTGGGTTGCAGATCGTGGAAACGCTGCCGCCCGAGATTCAGAAGATGGTCGATGAGGGCGCGGTGTCGGCGGAAGCCGCCCATCGTCTGGCGTCTACCGAGTTTCGCGCGCAGACCGAAAGGGCCAAGCGCGAGCGACTCGAAACGACGATCGAGACGCAGACCGAATCCGACAGAGCAGCGGCCTTCCAGGGCCGTGTCGTTCAGACGGCGGCGGCGTGGGAAGACCGGATGTCGAAGTCGGACGCTGACTGGAGCCGGAAGGCGCCACACGTCGCGGAAGCGATCAGGGTTGCCGTGCAACGCCGTCCTCCGACTTCCGAAAGAGAAGTCACCGAGATTTGCGACGCCGCGCTTACGCAGGTCAATCGCATCCTCGATATGGCGGCACCACGGAAGCCGGCTGTGACCCCCGCGGTGGGTGGCTCGTCCACAACCGTCAGGCCCGTTCCGAAATCTCCGCTGGAAGCGGTGAGGCTCGGGCTCAGCGCCTAGTGCGCGGGAGTCTATAGATCATGGGTGAGTTTACCGCTGCCGAGCTGGCGAACGCCGCCAACTCGCTGTTGGATTTCCACATCAAGGGCAAGGCGATCGACCAGATCCGCCAGGCCCGGCCGATGTACGATCGGTTCGTCAAGATGCAGAAGCAGTTTCCGGGCGGCAAGGAGTTCCTGACCGGCCCGGTGCGTGGCGAGTACCAGACCACGCTGATGGGCTTCAGCCACGACGACGAGGTCGAGTACGGCAATCCGACCACGACCAAGCGCTGGTCCTACAACTGGTTCGAGCTGCACAGCGGCATCAAGGTCACGATGACCGAGCTGAAGCACGCCGGCATCTCCGTCACGGACGGCAAGACCAGCAACCACTCGGGCCAGGACGAGATCCAGCTGACCAATCTGCTGGACGAGAAGATCTACGACATGATGGAAGGGTCTGTCGTCGACTTCGTGAACATCCTCGGCCAGGACGGTTCGCAGGACGCCGCGGTGTTCCCCGGCGTGCCGAACTTCCTGTCGACCACGCCGACGACCGGCGTGACCGGCGGCCTGGATCGCGCGCTGAACTCGTGGTGGCGCAACCGCGCGAGCATGAGCCTGTCGACGACCACGCCGTCCGACATGGCGATCTCGCGCAAGATGCAGCAGGACGTTCGTCAGCTGAAGCGCAAGGCGCCGAACGCCAAGCTCTACGGCTACATGGGTTCCGACTTCCTGGATGCATGGGAGCAGGAGTTCCGCGCCAAGGGCTACATCACGCAGACCGGCTGGTCGAAGGGCGGCAACATCGATCCGTCTGTCGGCGATGTCGACTTCAAGGGCGTGCAGGGCTTCGTCTACGAGCCTGTGCTCGACGACCTGGGCTTGGAAGACGAGCTGTGGCTGATCGACCACGACGCCATCCGTCTCATGGTGATGGAAGGCGAGGAGTGGAAGCAGCACACCCCGGACCGCCCGGCCGAGAAGTACGTGCTCTACAAGGCGCAGACCTGGACGGGTGGCCTGATCGCCAACCGGCTGAACAGTTCGGGCCGCTACGGTCTGGCGTAGGTGATGTGATCCGGGCGGCTTCGGCCGCCCGGACATTCTTTGACGGAGGTGAGGGATGAAGCTGTATCGAGGCATTATCGACATCGGCCGATCGCCGGTGCGGAACGAAGTCCTGCGGGGCTTCGTGCCGATGGAGTTCAACGCCAAGGGCCATCAGGTCCAGGTGAAGGGCGCCAAGCCGCGCGACCCGCTGACGGCGCCCGAGGTGCTGGTTCTGCGCAAGATGTTCGGTCACGACGCGGTTCGCGAACTGGCCGAGATCGGCGAGGCCAAGGAGTTGGCGACGCAGGTCCGCAACCGGCTCGAGACGAAGTACGGCACGAAGGTCGTCGAGTCGGTGTTTGGCATCCGTGGCGCGATGGCGCTGCCCAAGGCGCTGGACCTGTCGGCCGAGGAAGACAACGAGCCGGCTGACGATCCGGGTGATCCGGTGGACGAGGAAGTTGTCGCCGAGGCGCCGGCCAAGCGGCCCACGCTGAAGCTGAACCGCGAGGCGGCGTCGGCGTAGCATGGCCCGCAACCGCACGCTCCAAGAGCTACTGTTCGACCTTCGCGCCGAGCTGGGGATGGCGACCGACTCCACGGTCGGCCAGTCCGAGAACCCGGCGCTGAAGGTCTTGCTGCGCCGGACGCGCGAGATCCTGTATGACGACTACGACTGGCCGCATCTGACGGGGCAGTGGTTTGACACCACCCTGTCGGCGGGCCAGCGCTACTACACCTTCCCCAGCGGGCTCAACTACGAGCGCGCTGTTGAGGCGTGGACGCAATGGGGCAACGAGTGGCTGAAGCTGGAAGCCGGCTTTGGCCCCGACACCTACAACGAGCGTGACAGCGGCGCCGACGAGCGCAACGATCCGCCGCAGCGGTGGCGCGTCTACAGCGGCACGCAATTCGAGGTCTGGCCGCTGCCGGCTACCAGCGGCAACACGGTGCGCTTCATAGGCACGACGGCGTTGGGGGCTTTCGAGGCCGACAGCGATACGTGCGAGTTGGACGGCACGATGGTTGTGTTGTTCGCCGCCGCCGAGCGCCTGGCCGGTAAGGACAAGGGCGAAGCGATGGCTGCCGCCGCCGCGCGCCGTCTCGCGCAGGTGAAGGCGCGCAGCAACAAGACGGAGCCATCTTTCCGCATGATCGGCCGGGCACCGTCCAACCGGGCACCGGAACGAGTCGTGCGCGTCGCGTCGTAGGCGCGATATGAGTTACATCGTAGTTTCGGATTTTCGAGTTGGCGTAGACCGCCGCCGCCGGCGCATCGCGGGCTCGCCGGGATCGATGTGGGAGTGCAAGAACGCCCACGTCACGCGCGGCGGCGATGTCGAGAAGCGCAAGAAGTTCGTCACGAAATGGTCGCTGCCGGCGGGGACATTCGGCCTGAAGGTGGTCGACGGCACGGGCTACGTGTTCGGCTCGTTGCCATCGGCCGCCATCACGCCGAGCCTGCCGTCCGGCACCAGCTACCAGCGACTCGCCAGCCCATCCACCGCGGCGACCGCGCCATCCATGTCGCGCGTCTACAGCGCCGTGCGGTTTGACGGCGACCTGTACGTCATCGCCGGCTACGACGACGACAACATCCATCACTTCCACGCCGGCGAGCACGTCACCGATTGGGATGACGGCATCGTTCAGACGTGGACTACGGCGCTGTCCGAAATCGCCGCGCAGATTGCGTTGCGGATCAACGAGAACACCGCCGAGAAGGCTACCGCGACATCCTCGGGCAACGTGATCACGATCACGGCCAAGGTGGTGAACCTGGCGCTGAACGTGACGGCCGAGGCGACCAATGGTGGCTCTGTCACCGATGAAACCGTCGCCGTCAGCATCACGACGGCGCATGGCGGCGGCACGGCCGAGGTCTGCACCGTGACCCTGGGCGGCACGCTGGACATCGGTGATCGTTTCGCCGTGACCCTGTCGCCAACCGGCTTCACCAGCTACGAGTATGGTGCCGGCGGCACGCCGCTGACCAAGGCGACCGTGGTTGTGCCCCACAAAAGCAAGCTCTACGCGCTGGGCAGCGCGCAGGATTTTGGATCGTCGATCGTGCGCTTCTGTTCGTTGGACGATGCCACGTCATGGCGTGAAGGCGTTGATGGCGCCGGCTTTCTCAACGTGGCGACCAGCGAGGAAGGCAACCTCGATCTTCACGGCGCGGCGCAGTACCAGCAGGGTATGGCCTTCTTCGCCGAGGACGCCATCCAGACATGGTCGCTCGACGCGGACCCAGCCAACAACGCCGTTCAGGAGTCGATGCCCAACACGGGCGCGCTGGCGGGTGGTGCGGTGGTCACATATGGAAACAACGACACATTTTACCTGTCGCGTTCGGGCATCCGCTCGCTGCGCGCTCGAGACTCGTCCAACGCCCCCTTTGTCAGCGACGTGGGCAATCCGATCGATCCGCTGATCATCGCCCGGCGTAAAAGCCTGGGGACGACCGTCACGGCCGCGTCGCTGGCATGGATCGAGCCGGAAGACGGCCGGCTGTGCGTGGCGATGGGCGATCGCATCTACGTGCTGTCGCATTTCCCCGGCAGCAAGATCAGCGCGTGGTCATGGTACGAGCCGGGGTTTTCGATCGACGCCGTGTCGGTCGACAGCGGCAAGGTCTACGTGCGCTCGGGCGACACGGTGTACCTGTACGGTGGCGACGACGGAGACACCTACGATACCGACGCCAACGATATGTACGAGGTGGTTGTCGGCCTGCCCTTCATCGCCGGCAAGCGCATCGCGCACGACAAGACGGTGAACGCCTACGACGCGGCGATCGTCAACGAGTGGCTGGTTGAGGCCCTGGTCGATCCGCGCAACGAGAACCGCAAGGTGGTGTTGGGGACGATCGACGAGGATACCTACCCCGACCAGATCATGCCGGCCAGCCTGACGGGAACGACGTTCGCCCTGCAATACACTTGCAGCACGGCCGGCGCTGCCAGCATCACGAACATGGCGCTTCATGTGGTGGAGGCCGAGCCACCGACCAGCGCATGATCCAGATTACCGGATGCCCGCCCGAGGCCGTGATGAGCGTCGCGACCAACATGCGGGAGAAGGACAAGGAAGAAATCTACGCCACCCGCTGGACGGATAGTCCGATCGACCTGGCCGAGAGCGTCATGCGCTCGCATGGCCCGAAATGGGCCGTCTGGACGGAGGCAGGGCCGGTCGCGGTGGCCGGGGCGGCGTTGATGTGGCCGGGGGTGTGGTCGGTCTATGCGTTCGGGACGGACGATTTCAGGCGGGTCGCACCGTACTTAACCCGGCATATACGGCGTGTTATGATGCCAGGACTGGTGCTGGCGGGCGCGCACCGGGCCGAATGTCGCAGCCTTGGTACGCATACCGAGGCGCATGAGTGGTTGGAAAAGCTGAACGCGACGCGGGAGGCCGATCTGCCGAGATACGGACGAAATGGGGAGGATTTCGTCTTGTTCAGTTGGACAAAGGAGTCGCAACTTGTGTTTCGGCGGCGGTGATTCTGCAAGCGGCGACAGCCGTGCCCTCGAGGAGGAGCGCAAGGCCCGAATCAATCAGGGCATGTCTCGCATTGACGAGACGTTCGCTCCGTTCAACGCGGGCTATTACAGCGACTACGAGGGCAAGTATCGCGACATGGCGATGCCCGACATCAATCAGCAGTACCGCGATGCGCTGCAAAAGACCCGCTACGGTCTGGCGCGCACGGGCAATCTCAATTCGACCGGCGCCACGACCGCCTATCGCGACCTGAACACTCGCAACGACCAGGCCCGCCTCAAGGTGAGCGACGATGCCCGTGCGGCGTCGGCCAACCAGCGCCAGGCCGTCGAAGGTTCGCGCCAGAATTTGACCAGCCAGTTGTCGGCGACGGAGAACCCGTCCGCCGTGGCGCAATCCGCGGTCAACCAGGCGGCGCTTCTCAGCCGGCCGCCGACCTACAGCCCGATCACGGACGCCTTCGCCGGGCTGACTTCGGCGTTCGCCCTGAATGAACAGGCGCGGCAGAACGGCCGACCGGGCTTTGGCTTCAGCCTCAACCCGTTCGGTAGTCCTAGCTCCGTCAGGACGGTGAGCTGATGTGCGGTCCAGCAGCGGCGGTGATGGCGGCGGGTGCCGCCATGAGCATGGCGTCGGTGGCGATGAACGCCAAGGCGGCGGCCGATCAGAAGTCGGCGCGCGCCGGCGTGATCAAGGACGAGAACAATCGCCAGCGCGCCATTCTTCAGCGTTCGCGTGACGTGTTTGACCAGACGTTGCCACAGGCAGGCGCGACGGCGCAGGCGGCCGACCGCAACACGGCTGGCGCGGCGCGGCTGGGCACCGACATGGGTATCCTGAGTGATGGCGCTACGGCTGGCCCCACGGTGGCTGGCAACGCGCCGCTGGAGGTCCAGGGATCGGTTGCGCGGTCGATGCGGAACGCGCTCGCCGCCGGCCAGGATCGTGCCCGGCGCAACGCGGCGTTCGGTGCCTACACCGACGCCAACAACGATTTGGGCGTTCGTCTTGGGCGTGCGGGCCAGTGGCAGTCGATCTTCGGCAATGAGGCGCAGCGCTCGGCCGGTATCACGCCGCTCGAGTTGGAAGATGCCAACAGCGCCGGCAGCGGCTTCCGGCTGGGCGGTGGCATCCTTGGCGGGCTCGGGCAGGCGGCCATGAGCTACGGGATGAACGGCTTCGGCGGTGGCGCGGGATCGGTCGGTCGGGTTGATCCCACCGCTGCCGGTCCTTGGCGATAGGAGCGCGCGGTGGCGGGCGGTCGGTACGGTAATCCCTTCTACGAAGATCCCGCGATCGCGGCGATCTCGTCCAACATCGCCAAGATTTTCGCGCCGCCGGATGCCAACAAGGCAGAGTCGGCGCGGCTGCATCGGTTGCAAGGGGATGAAGTTCAGCGGCGGTTGACTGGCCGCTCGATAATTGGCGGACGACTTGACGCCGCTGGCGGTGGTCCCATCGATCCGGCGACGCACGCCGGCATCATTGCCGAGGCGATTCGCGCTGGCGTCGATCCGCGCGACATCGCCGCCGCCAACGTCTACTACCAGTCCAACACGGGCCAGCCGGACAGCATGATCGGCCGGGCACTGGTCGGTTCCGGCAAGACGCTGGGGCCGAACGACGGCGTGTCGATGGGCGACCGCGATACGATCATTCGTAATCAGGAAGCGCAGCAGAACAGGCGCGCGGCGATCGCCGCTGGCCCTGGGTATGCTTCGGTTGCGGAGCAGCGCCGCAACAATGATCAGCGGTTGGCGTGGGAGCGTGAGAAGGACAGGACAACGCCATTCCATGTTCCGCCCGGTAACGCGCTCTTTACCGCTCCCGGCGATCAGCGTGTCCCGCCTGGTTTTCAGACTGGCGGTGTTCCCGTGCCTGCGCGTGAGCCGACAAGCGTTCAGGCGCGCGAAGTCAAGATTCTCGACGTATTGCGCCGTAACCCCGGTATGGATCCGGGCGAGGCTGGCAAGATCGTCGATGGCCGCGTGAAGTATCAGGTGCCGCCCGATCAGCCCGGCGTCGTCATTCGCATCGATATGGAAACCGGGAAGGCTCAGCGCGTCCCTGTCTCAGCCCCGCCGGATGCCGGGCAGGACAGGGTTCCGCCGCCTTCCGGCAGTGCCGCACCTGCCAGCCCTGCGTCTAGTGCGTTCAATCTGGATCGTGCGACATCGGCCTATGACTCGGCCGCTGGCCTGGCGCCGTCCGCGTCGCGTGCTGTTGCCGCGAGCCCCATCGGCGTTATCCCGCAGTTGTTCGGTGGATCGATCGCGCCGGAAACCCGTGCCGCGACGACGCAGGCCATATTGCTAAACAACACGCTGGTTCGCGGCCTGATGGTCGGCCGCGCCGAGCGTGAGCGTCGTGACGTGATGGCCGATCTGCCGACGTTCGGCCCCATGTCCAACCCGCGCGATCAGGCTATCAAGCTGGATGTCATCCACCGTCGTCTCACGGCGGCGCTGGAGGAAGACAAGCAGAGGCTTCTTCAGCCGATGCAGCCTGCGGTTCGTCGCCAGATCGAGGAAGGTATCCGGTACAGGGAGGATGCCATCCGAGAGATTGAATCCTTCGTGTCGCGCGGTGATGCGCCGCCAGCGGCTCCGGGGGCGGTTGCGCCTGGTCCGGCCAGATCAGGGCCGGCAACACCACCGGCTGCCGGCGCCCCGCGCGAGTACAACTGGAACCCCAAGACCCGCCGGATCGAATAATGGACCCCATTATCGTCAATATGCCTGACGGCAGCCGGGTCAATTTTCCGGCAGGGACGCCGCACGAGGAAATCAACCGAGCGCTACAGGAGCGTTTCGGGCAGGCAAAGCCCTACACGCCCGGCCCGAGGATGAGCTACGGCAAGGAAGCCGGGCACGTCATCAATCAGTTTGCTGGTGGTGTGAATGAAGGGCTCCTGGATGCGGCCTTGGGGATCAATCCAATCCGCGCCATGGCCCAGCCGCTTGAAGTCGCCGGGTCACTGGTGTCGCGTGCGTTTGGCGGACCTGATGTCGCGCCGGTTTCTAATTTCTTTGGCAGCATTGATCGCGCAGGCAGGGATTACGTCAGACGCAACGCCGGCGCTCCCGAGACGGACGCGGGCTATGTCGCCGGTCGCGCCGGAAGCACGGTGGGGCAGTCGCTTCCATTGATGGGTGCCGGATTGGTTGCTGCGCCGGCGCACATGGCTCGCCAGGCGCTCATGCCGTCCGTCCCTCCGTCGTCGACTGGCGCGGCCGTTACCGACACGATGATGCGCTCGATTGCCCAGCACCCCGTGGCGACGGCGATTACCGACACACTCAGCTCCGCTTCGTCTGGTGGTGCCGGTGGTGTGGCCAATCTGATGAGCCCAACCGGGCAGGCCAACCCCATCACGCGCGCCATTTTCGAGACGGTTGGCGGTATGCTGCCGGCCGTGACGGCGCCTGCCGTGGCCTTCGATGTGGCACGCGATGTGCGCGCGGCCCGCCGTGGACAGGACTCCACGATCGGCAACATCTTCAACCGTATCCGTGGCGCGTCCAACGACGTAGCCGAAAGAAAGGCCGGCGGCTTCGTCGGCGAACAGATCACGGCCAATGCCGACGAGGTCGCCCGCGTCGGACAGGTGGCGGCCGACGTGCCGGGCTTCCAGCCGACCAAGGCGCAGCAGGCCGGTAGCCAGTCGATCTTGCGGACGCAGGACCGTATCGAGGGCGGTCTGAGTGGCAAGGAACTGGATGCGGCCACTGGCGTCTACGACAAGAACGTGGCGGCCATTCAGGACAAGATCCGCACGGCATCGCCGGTCGCCCCGGAGAACGCGCCCGAAGCCGTGGCGTCTGCCATGGAGCGTCGTGTCGCCGATTTGGAGGCGAGGCTGGCGGCGAGCGAAGCCGCAGCCAAGGCCAAGATCGAAACGACGCAAGGCGCGTTGCCGACCGAAGCGCCGCGTCCCGGCACGGCTGACAAGCCATACGATCCCAAGGCCGCCGGCGACACGCTGCGAACCGAGCGCAACGTGATCAAGGACAAGCTGGATCGTGACACGGCGGCGATGAAGGCCGCCGTCGATCCCGAGGGCAAGCTCAACGTGCCGGCCGAGGAATTGCGCGCCGCCGTACAGGCCGATCTCGAGATGCGTGGCAACGCGCTGACGGGAGCGCCGGATGAGCCGGCATTGCTGAAGAAGCTGCTGGGGCCAAAGGGCGACACGCCTGAGATGGCGACGTTCACCGACTTGCAGGACTATCGGTCGGACGTGCAGCGCCGCATCCGCGAGATGAGTGCGGCGGCCCAGCCCGACTACGCTAAGATCGAGCAGTTGAAGGGCGTCGTCTCGCGCATCGACGAGTCGGTGAAGGCCGGCGCGGCGAAGGCGGGCGACCCCGAAATCGTCAAGCGCTACGACCAGTTCCGCGAGTTCTACAAGGATGAAGTCGTGCCGCGCGTCGGCCAGGATGTCGGCCGCGACATCGGTCGCCGCACGCCGCAAGGTGACTTGAAGGTCAAGAGCGAGGACATCCCCAAGAAGTTCTTTTCTCCCGGCGGGCAGACCGAAGCGATCCAGTTCCAGAAGCTCTACGGCCACAACGCGCCGGCCGTCGAGACGATGACGGATCATGCGCTGGCGTCATTGCGCGACAGTATGCCTGACGGCATCACCCAGGCTGGAATCGACGCATGGAAGCGTAAGCACGCCAGCGTCCTGAAGGAAATCCCCGAGGTCCGCGCCGCCGTCGACAAGATCAACGTCGCCGACGCCGAGAAGCGCCTCGCCACGGTCGACACTCGCCGGCAGATGGTGTCCGACTCCGATCTGGCGAAGCGCGTGGGCGATCCGGCCAAGGCCGTCAAGGACGCCATGGGCGATCCCAAGCTGATGCGGACGCTGCGCCGCACGGTGGGCGCCGACAAGGACGGCCAGGCGGCGTTGAAGCGCATGGTGTGGGAGCACGCCGCCGGCGATGGCAAGGACTTGCCGTCTGCGCTGGGGAAGATCGACAAGATCCTCGGCGATGCGACCAACCGGAAGGTTCTGGAAATCGCCGGCTTCTCGCGTGACGACCTGAAGAACCTGAAAACGATCCGCGATGCGATCGAAATCCAGGGGCGTGTCGAGCGGCCGGTTGGCAGGGGGCAGGATCCCAAGGAAACGGGGATCGTCGGCAAGATCAAGGACGCAGTCGGCATCCAGCCGAGTACGGCGGTAGGCGCCTACACGGGTGTCGCGCGCGGTCGCTCGAGCGAGTTGGTCGAAGGCGCCAACATGCTTACGCGCTTCCTCAAGAACGCCTCGGAGAAGCAGCAGGACGCCTTCCTGAAACGGATGATTTGGGATGGCCGTCTGGCTTCCGATGTCGCGGAAACCATCAAGACCGGGGCGATGAAGCCGGATGCGTTCAGGCGGCTGAACAGCTACCTGGCGACGATTCCGGGTGAGGACAAAGAGAAGAAGTAGATTGGGGTGGGTGTAGGGATCGAACCTACGTCTACGGCGTCACAAGCCGTCATCCTGCCACTGAACGAAACCCACCATAAGAAGTAGACCGCGGGTCAGGCTCGGATTACCGCCGGGCTCATATCGGCGTTCCTACGACTAGGGGCCTTCGCTGTCCCCGATGCCCTGACTTCTATCAGCTTCACGCACCGGCTTGTCATCGCTCGGTGGCCGCAGTCACGGGCTCCTACTTGGCCCCGGTCTGCCAGGGTTCGGACCCGTCGCACTCACCCCGTTTTCGGGGGTTGCGTGGACAATGGTGACAGTGTAGTGTCGTTATTGTCAAGTACTTTGACGCCACCCCGAGGAGTTCATGGCGCACAAGATCGTCGAAACCACGCTCGCCACGGCCCTCGCTGCCGCCGGCACGCTCACCCTGTCCTATCCGTCCGGCACCAACGCCGGCAACTTCATTGGTGGTATTCGCCACACACTGGCGACCGGCACGAACGACGTGTTCCCGGCGCCCAAGTACTTCACGCTCTCTTTCGGCGCGTCCGATATCACTCTGACTTGGGGCAGCTCCAGCCCGACCCTTCCGGTCGGCACGAAGCTCTACGTCCAGCTCGAGATGGTCGGCAGCTCGGCCCAGCGCACCCGTGAGGGCGCCGATCCGGCTCCCAAGCGCACCGCCGGCACCGCCGTCAAGCTGCTGAACCTCGGCGCACCCGACACGGCCGATGCCAACGGCTACGTCGAGAGCCAGGATCTGACCGCCGCTGGCGTCTTCTCGGTCGACACCACGGCTGCCGCCGCGATCGCCGCTGCCGCTCTGGATGGCATCGCCGACGTGCCGCGCAACGTGGTTGCTGCGTGGACCGGCACCGCCGTCCTGACCGTCACGGGCAAGGACGAATACGGCAACACCATGGTCGAGAGTTCCAGCAGCGGAACCTCGTTCACCGGCAAGAAGGCGTTCAAGCAGGTCACTGGCATCTCTGTCAGCGCCAGCGTCACGGCCCTGACGGTTGGCACGGGCGTCGTGCTCGGCCTGCCGGTGTTCCTTGGCTCGATCAACCAGATCGTTGACGAGCGCATGAACGGTGTGTCTGTCTCGCCGGCTGGTCGCCACTTCATCCCGTTTGAGTTCACCGGCACGCAGCTTGATACGCCGACGGTGATGGAGTTGGTGTCCCCCGTTAAGGGGCGCGTCGCTCGAGCGCGAGCGACTGTCGTTACCGCCGGTACGACTGGTGGCGATCTCACTTTTGAGATCGATACGACGGCGGTCGATGGCCTGACGATCAGCGTCGCCAACGGCGCCGCTGCCGGCACCCGCTACACGGACGTTCCGTCTTCGGCGACGCACGCTTCGACCGCCGTTTCGATCGGTTCTCGCATCGAGGTCATTCCGGCGGCGGCCTTCAACGCCGCTGGTCCGATCACTGGTGTCATCGAGATCGAAACCGAGAAGGTCATGGGCACCGTCGTTGTCGGCAACGCCAGCGCGGCGCAGTCGGCGACCACGGGCGATGTCCGCGGCACCTACTCTCCGACCTGGACCCCGGACGGCACGCTGTCCGCCGAACTGCTGGTCGTTCTGCCGGATCCCGACTTCTTGGGCTTCCCGCAGTACGCCGGTTAGTAGATGCGGCCCTGTCTCGTGGCTCGTTCCTTCCCTCCGAGTCAGCGTCTCCGTTGTCAACAGGGCCGCTGGCGGCCGGGGCTTGAACCCCCGGCCGCCTCCTTTCTTCGATGACGGAGTTGTTCTCCCGCGCCGAACTCGAGGGGCTTCTTGAAGAAGCGGTTGAGCGAGGCGCCAAGCGGGTTCTGCACGACCTGGGCGTGCCGAATAACGAAAAGGACGTGCTCGACTTCCGTCGAGACATTTCCGAGATGCGAAGCCTGATAGCGGCGTGGAGAGACGCCAAGGGCGTTATCTGGCTCGCGGTTGTGAAGTTACTGACGGTCGCTGTTCTGACGGCCATTGCGGTCGGTTCCGGCTGGGGGTTGCTGCACGACAAGCTCAAATGATTCCAGAAGGGAAGCTGGATGGCATCGAAACCACTCGCAGAAAGTACGCTTAAGGCCGCGGTTGATACCTTGGCCGAGCAAGGGACGGAGTTGAGGGCCGCAGCGGTCCTCGGCATCCCCCGACCCACGTTCCAGCACCATCTCCGCGAAGCCGCCAGGCGCGGCATCACCGCCACGGCACCCGTGCCTGACGCTTTCGAGGTGGAGTCGTCGGATTTGGGTGATCGTCTGCTGGCATTATTGCAGCGGGCGCCGTTGACGATGGATGAGATGACTCGCCGTTTCGAGAGCAGGCGCGGCCAGATCATCGACGCCATCGACGACGCGCGGGCGAAGGGGCACCGGATCGAGGAGCAGGGCGGCAAGTTCTTTGTGCCGTCTATGCCCAATCCGGCCTTCATGGCGCACGAAGACGACCTGCCGACGTACACATCGCGACCTGACGGCACCTATCTCTTTGGCGCGTGTGGCGACAATCATTTGTGCGTTCCTGGCGGCGCGACGGTGACCACCGATAAAGGGGTGGTGCGAATCCGCGAATTGAAGATTGGTGATCTCGTTCTTACGCATATGGGGCGCTTTCAGTCGGTACTTGAAATAATGAGATCGCCCGGCAACAGACCAATGGTTCGCCTTCGGTGTCGCGGCGACAAGAGAAATGGGGCCAATGACAATATGTCGTTGGTGTGTACGGAGAATCATCCCGTACTCGTTGTTCGCGATGGTGTGGAGGGATTTATCCCCGCCGGCGAAGTGCGCGAGGGAGATTGTCTGCGCGCCAAACCAAGCGCCTGTAAGATTTGTGGCGCTGATACCCTTCCATGGGCGACGGTTTGTCGTGAGCACGATCCATTTGTTCGCGCTATCCATGACGGCGCCAAGAGGCAGCGCTACGAACAGGTGGCTCGCACAGGCGGAAGTCGTCATTGGCGGAGTGACATCCTGCCAGAAATGGCTAGATGGCAAGACGAAGGTTATCGCTGTATTCCAGTGGAACGTGCGCGCCCTGACTTTATCGCGATCAAAGATGGAGAAGTCGTTGCCGTAGAGGTTGAGGCGCCAAGCAACGGCATCCGTCCGCGCCCAATGAAAGACAAGTATGATTGGGTTGATCATCGCAAATATTATGATCGCGTTGAGTGGATTGAGGTAGATCGGCGGTCTCGCAAATCAAATTTTGGGCACACATGGCTAGATCGCAATGAGGCTGGCTTTATTGGTCTTCCTGTAACGAAGGTCGAGCGGTTCACTGGAGGGCGACAAGCACTCTACAATTTACGTGTAGCGGAGGATGAAACCTTTGTCGTGAAGGGTTTTGTCGTCCACAACTGCTCGAAATACGCGCGTCTCGACGTGCTGGAATCGCTCTATGACATCTATGCCGCCGAGGGCGTGGACCGGGTGTTCAACACCGGCAACTGGATCGATGGCGAGGCGCGTTTCAACACGCACGATTTGCTGATCCACGGCATGGACGCGCAGCTGCGCTACCTCGCCAAGAACTACCCCCAGCGTGCCGGCATCCACACCTACGCTGTCGCCGGCGACGACCATGAGGGCTGGTACGCGCAGAAGATGGGCATCGATATCGGCCGTCGCGCCGAGGCGACGATGCGCGAGCAGGGCCGGATCGACTGGCACAATCTCGGCTACATGGAGGCGCATATCCGCCTCGTTCACGCTGATAGTGGCAAGTCGGCGATCCTGGCGGTGGTGCATCCCGGCGGTGGCTCGAGCTACGCGCTGTCATACAGCATCCAGAAGATCATCGAGTCGTTGGACGGTGGTGAGAAGCCGGCTGTCGGACTCTACGGTCACTATCACAAGCTATGGGCCGGCAACATCCGCAACGTGTGGTGCGTCCAGACCGGCACGACGGAAGACCAGACTCCGTTCATGCGGAAGAAGAAGCTGGAAGCCCATGTCGGCGGCACACTGATCAAGTTGACGCAGGATCCGCGCACTGGCGCCATTACGCGCTGCCAGCCCGAGATGATGCGGTACTTCAACCGCGGCTTCTACAACAACCGCTGGAACCACGGTGACGACGTGACCCACGCCCTGCGGAGCGTGGCATGAGCGACACCCCGCCCTTCAAACTGGTGCGTATCCACTGGCTCGACGCCTACAGCGAAGGCCACTGGAAGGACTCGACGGACGAACCGAGAGAGGCGCCATGCGTCTCGGTCGGCCTGCTGGTCAGCGAAACCAAGAAGTACGTGCGCCTGGCGTCAACGGTTGGCCGCACGGACGAGGGTAAGTGGGAAACCAATGCCACCATTTCCATCCCACGCGGGATGGTTGAGCGGATCGAAACCCTTGAGGGAGGGGAATGATGTACGGACACACGGAAGACTACGGCAGCGTGACGGCCAGCGGCATCGCGCGTCATGCGGCCAAGGTGGTGTCAGGCGATCGCGCCATGACGCACGGCGAGTCACTCGAGAACCACAGCAACATCGCGGCGCTGTGGACCGGCTATCTCGACCTGCCGATCACCCCCAAAGATGTCGCCAACATGATGGTCCTGCTGAAGATCGCGCGGACCAAGGCCGGGCAGCACAACCCCGACGATTACCTGGATGCGGTGGGCTACGCGGCGATCGCCGGCGAGCTTGCGGCGCGTGAGATGGCGGACAGGGATCCCGATCCCCAGCCGTCTGTGGACTAGAAAGGACAAGGTATGGCTCGTTTTCAGACTATGGCTGGCGGCAATGACTATCAGGACATCGCCGCGTCACAGAGCAACGTGGTGTTGGCGCGTGCCTCCGCCAGTGCTGGTGGCGGGGTGGGCGATTACCTGTCGCATGTCCTGGTTATTCCAGAGACGGTGGCTGCCGGCACCATTTCAGTTCAGGACGGCAGCGCGACCGCCGTCAACATCTTCATCGCGGGCACGCTCCCAAGCCTCGTGCCGTTCGCCATCCCCGTCCAGTCCTACAGCGTCAATGGCGCGTGGAAGATCACGACGGGTGCGAACGTGCATGTCCGCGCTGTTGGCAATTTCTCGTAGGAGCGCGCCATGTCCATCGGCAATAACACCGAAAACAATATTCTCGACCTGATTTTCCGCGCGACGGCATGGGCCGATTACGCGGAAAACGACGCCACTTCACCGCACACGAACACGCACGTTGCACTGGCGACGGCCGATCCGACCGACGCCGGCACGATGAGTTCGTCGGAGGCGACATACACCATGTACGCCCGTGTCAACGTCGCGCGCTCGACCGGCTGGGCTGCGGCGGCGTCTGGCAGCGTCAGCCCGGCAGCGGCGATCACCTTCGCTGCCGGTACCGGCGGCTCCGGCACCGTCACGCACTTCAGCGTCGGCAAGACCGGCGGTGGTGCGACCGACATCCTGTGGTCGGGCACGGTCACGCCGAACATCGTCACCGGCAACGGCATCACGCCAGAGCTGACGACGGCCACCACCATTACCCTGGATTAACGTCATGTTTGGATGGCTTCTGCGACTGTTCCGGCGCAAGCCGGAACCAGCGCCCGTCCCCGTGGCTGCCGAGGCGACGATTGTCGTCCGCGCTGCCGGCATGGCTGCTGGCCCACGCCGACTGAGCCCGACGCCTGAGCAGATTATGGCGATCGCCGTTGAGGAATCGCACGCGGCCGGCACCACCGACGATGTCGGCGTGAAGAAGGCCATCATGCACGCTCGAGGCATCTGGAAGCAGGCGCGTGCGGCGGCCAACCATACCGGCAAGGCGGTCGCTATCGAGATCGGCATGAGGAAGGTCATGGTGGAGCCGGATTGATGAACCCGCTTCGTCGAGCGCTGATGGATGGTGATGTGAAGGCTGCGGTGGCTGCCTGGCGCTCAATCGCGCCGCATCTGCCGCCGCCACCGTCAGACGAAGCGGCGACGGCGTCCATGCACATGGCGCGCACCGCGACGCAGACCATCCCGCCGCGCCTTCGCTACTATTCGCATCGCTGGCTGACGGATCATGGCTATCCGTCGCAACTGCCGGACCGCCTTCGTGCACCGGCCGAGCGCATGTATCCCCGCAAGGAAGACGTGGTGGGGATCAGTACCACCACGAAGATCCCGGTGGTGCGCGAGGCTCTTGTCGGCGCCATGAGCTACGCGGTCGAGGACTGTTACGCCAATGGCGATCGCGATCCGCTGATTGTGAAACCGCAAATGATGGCGGCCCGAGCGCGCGAGCGGCGCGGCCTGATGCTATGAGCGACCTGATTTATCCTCGGCTGTGGAAGTGTGCGCCGGACGGCCTGCTGTTAGCGCCCGAGGGGTTACTGGCGCAGATCGCGGCGTTTTACGGAGTCACTATCCAGGGTCCGGCGACAGACGATGATCTGGTGGCCGGGGTGACGTTCTACGCGCCCCAGTGTCACATCCGTTATCTGAAGCGTCGCATTGCCGTGGCTATTCGCGACCCTGAATATCGGCGATTGATCCGCGACGCACTCAGCGAGCCCGTCAAGGAACTGGCAGACCAGACGCGGTGGGCGGCCGAGGCGCTGGCCGACAGCCTGCTACGGATCGAGAACGGGGAGCCGGCCTGATGGCGTTCCGCTCCGGTTCTTCGCTGGCCTACGGTTCGCGCACAACGTCGTCGTTCACGGCGCCGGCTGGCATCGCCAACGACGATATTCTGATGTGTTCGTTGAACTACGGCGGCTTTTCTGTGCCGGCAGCGCCGACAGCGCCGAGCGGTTGGGCGCTGTGGGATGTGGCGAACGAAGTCACAGGCGGCGGCGGCTGGATTGTGCGCGAGTACTTCTATTGGAAGCGCGCCAGCGGCGAGAGCGGCACCTACGATTGGACGCACAGCACGGCCAACACCTACGGCTATTTGGCTGCGTACTCTGGCCGGATTCTGACGGGCACGCCGCTGAGTGCGACATCGCGCAACAGTTCACCGACGGGCACAAGCGGCGTTGGCACCGGCATCACGGCAACCGGATCAAGCTCTGATCTGATCTTCACGTCCACCGACCCGACCGGCAGCGCCCGCACTCCACCGACAGGCATGACCGAGCGGTACGACTCGGACGGTTACTGGTCGGACCAGGCGCTCACGGGATCGGGAGCGACGGGCGACCGCACGCAGACGAACGGCGGCACCGGCTGGATCACGCGCATGGTCGAGGTGCTGGCCCCGGTATGGCCGCCGGACGGATCAGGCGACGCAGCCACTCGGCTGCGCGTCATCACCACTGGATTGAGATGGTAGGAGGTATGAGATGGCGCGCCATACGGTAGCGGGACGTTCAACGGTGGCCGGCACATCGCTCCGCGCCATTGCGTCGGTGTTTTCGGTCGCGGCGACGGGTTTCAACCTGCGCGAGGTCGGCGTATTCAACACGACGACGACGGCGGTCGCGGTCAGCTTGGTGAGGTTCACGAACGCGACCGGCGTCGGTGCCGCGCTGACGGAAGTGGACTTCGACGCGGCCAAGCCTGCGGTGTGTACTGGTTTTGCGGGGCACACAGCAGACGGCGCGGTGGGTTCGCCGCTGCGATACGCGAGCCTTGGCGCGGCCATCGGTTCGGGCGTCATCTGGACGTTCGGTGATTCGGGCATCCTGATCCCGGTTGGAACGGCCAACGGCATCGGGATTATTTGCCCGACAGGCACGGGCCAGATTCTCGATTATTACTACGAGTGGGACGAATGAGTTCCCATGCCCGTCGCAATCACCCGCAACGCGACCGACCCGGCCGGCGTATCGTCGGTTAGCAGCGTTACGACATACAGCGCCGTCAGCGTTGGGTCTGCCGCGCCCGCTCGGCTGGTCGTGGTGGGCATCGGCAAGGAAGTCGCTACGGTTACCGTGTCGAGCGTGACCATAACTGATGACGTTGGCACGCGCTCCATGACATCGATAGGCGGGACCACATTTGGCAATAACGGCGCGTGGATGTATCGCGGGCCGATCTCCTGGACCGCGACGACGGTTGATATCGCGGTGACGTGGAGCGGTGCGGTCACGAACGTACAAAATCACATCTCGGTCTACGTGCTGACTGATGCGATGGGGCCGCCGAGTTCGTCCGGCACCAACACCTCAACCGACATGGACGCGACCGCGCCGCTCACCACCGGCTCGCGCACCATCAACACGAACGGCGGGATGATTGCCTTCGCGTCGTGCGCGACCGACACGG